CTATTACCATATGTAGTAGTATCACTTGCCCAACTTAAAGTACCGTTACCGTTAGTAGATAACAATTGTCCGGCTGTACCACCCGCAATATGTAAGTTAGAAACATTACCTAATGTAACATTTGCAGTAGTTGTAAAATTAACTATACCCGTTACATTACTTACTGTTAATCCAGTTAAATTACCAGTGCTTGTTATATTAGGTTGAGCATTAGTTAATACAGTATTTGCTGTTGTAGCAGTAGTAGCTTTAGCGGCAGAAACATAGTTACCTCCGGCACCAGCTAATACAAGATTAGCGACATTACCTAATACTGTTTTTTCTGTAGTAGGAGTACCTCCCATATTAACTACTGGTATAACTGTAGAACTTGCTAAGTTTGCACCTATATTTGTTAATTCCGTTATTTTAATTGTTGTTGTCATTTTTATTTCCTGATATCTTTAAGCAAATACTGCACCATTGTTACCCACACAGAACCACTTGCTTGTTATATATTGTAAAGTACATGCATCACCGATATTACCAAATGTCATTGTACCTGTACCTGTACTTTGCCATCCTGCATTGGTAACGGTGATAACCATATCACCGCCGTCAGCTAACATCATAAACGTTTTTATTTGTCCCGTAGTGCCGGCACCCAAAGTAGCTGTACTAGCACCAGATGTACTAAAATAACTAGCAGTAACTGCTAAATTTACAGATGACCCTGTTGTTAAATTCTCACTACCACTCAATAATAATTGACCAGTTACTGGTACATTTGAAGGTAAATCTATGGTTATTGTACCAGTTGTTGTTACTATGCCGCCGGTGATAGATAAAGTATTACTCGCTATTTCTACATTGGTTACACCGGTGTTATTTATATTTACTGTACCGGTTGAAGCATTGGCTGTAATAGTTACCCCATTTCCAGTAAATGTATTGTACGGACTAGCATCTGCAAATAAATTTGCAAAGTTATCTTTTGTCTTATTAAATGCTGTGTATAGGCTGTCGCTACCCGTAGATTCGTTCTGTAATCCAATATTAATTACTTGTAGTCCTGAAATTGCCATAATTTAATCCTTATTATGTATTTATCAATACGGACTAAATGTAATATTGTCAGGTTGGACTAAAACTTGATCCGCATCCGCATGTTGTTGCCGCATTGGGATTACTGATTTTGAACTGCGAACCACTTAAATCTTCAACATAATCTATGCTAGCATTCTGTAAATATTGCGCTGAAATACTATCTACTAACATGCTTAACGATCCTGCAGGTATCTCAAAATCATCTTCATTTTGTTCTTCATCTATGGTAAAACCATACTGCATACCGCTACAGCCTCCACCTTGAACAAATACACGAATTCTAGCTTTTGGATTGTTTTCTTCCGCTAAAATATCAGCTATCTTTACTGTAGCATTTTCTGTTATTTCTATCATAAACTCTTACCCCACCTTGTATTAATTACATTCCAATTGATAATTTTCCATTGCTCTTTTAGATACTTTTTCTTATCGCTTCCGTAATCTAATAAAAACGCATGTTCCCACCAATCAATCAATAAAAGAATATCATTTCTTACTTCATGGTTTTTTATTGTTTTTATACTGCCATCATACGCTAGATATATCCATCCAGAACCCTGTATCTTCATTGCTTCTTCTTCAAATTTTGACTTCATATCGTCAAATGTTTTGAAATGTTTATTGATAAATCCGTACATAGGGCCGTTTGGCTTGTTGCTATTTCTAACTTCACGGAATTGAGGGAATAATGTATTGTGCAGGAAAGCACCTGCATAATTGAAATCTTTGTCACCCTCACCTTTGTTATAACGTTCTGCGTAACCTTTGGCAAGCTTCCCGTAGTGCAGGTCAAGAGTATCCTGGCTGAGTACAGGTTTAACCTCACTCGCAGTGAAGTTAAGTGGTATGATTTCTATGTCTTGAGGTTTAGCTTTGTCCTCAAGTAATTGAATTATATCTCTCATACATGTATTTATCGTATGAAAGACTATCGGGGATTAACGTCGGCGCACGATTCTGCCTTTAGTTAAGTCGTATGGACTAAATTCTAATTCTACTGTATCCCCTAGTAGAACTTTAATATCATGCTGACGCATCTTGCCAGAGATATAACCTATTACATTTGTTTCGTTTATTTTGACACGAAACATGGCGTTGGGTAACACATCAGTTACCGTACCATCCATTCGTAAACCTTCTTCTTTCAATTTTGTTTCCTTTTTTTACCTTCTTTAGAATTGTGAAAGACCCAGTCTTTCTGTTCATCTGAACCTAGTTGTGAATAAAAAATTTCTTTTTCTATTTTTTTAATTTCACCTATTTTATTAATGCATACAATTTTACCTTTTAGTTTTTCTTTAGTTTCAGCAGTAAACACTTGAAGTTTTCTTTTATCTTTTATTTTTTGTTTAGTTTCATCTTTCATTGGTCCTTTATTTTGTTGGGCCAATTTCATTTTTTTAATAGTTTCGGGTGTTTTTTTCTTACCTAAAAGTTTTTCACTTATTTCAGGTCTTTTTCTACCTCTTAGTTTTTCAGCAGTTTTTTTAACTGATTCTGGGTTTCTTTTTTTCCCAATGTTGGCTTCTGATAGTAGTTTCTTTGTAGCATCGCTTCTTGGCAATTTATTTCCGGGATTAACACCCTTTTTCCCTGTATTCCATGGTAGTTGACCTTGTTTAGATGAAGATATTTTTTGTTTTGTTTCTTCGGTGTGAGGTTCATAATTAGTTCTACCAGTATCACCACCGTCTAATCCATTTTCTAATACTTGATTAGCCCAAATCTTTTTACCACTTTCATTTATAGCATTTACAATATTGTTCTCTTTTGAAAAGTTTACGGCAACTTCTACGCATTTTTCTTTATTTTCAAAAAAACCAATTATTTCAGTAGATATATCCTTGCCATGAATTTTTAAGTGGTTTAACCAATATTCACCTGATCCAGTATAAGAATAAGGATTAGATTTTACAGTTTTTCCAAAATATTTTAAACCGGTGATATTATGAGTTTTAATGTAAAGATAGGTAGGAATAAATTTCTTCATTAATATATTTATGCCTACCATCTTATTTCCAGTATATTATCTACGCATAGAAGCCGCATCAATTGCTTCCTGCTGATTAAATACAGGTTGAAGGCAACTTTTATGAACAATAGTCACGCCCAAAACTTCAGTACCCGTATATTGTGGAATATCTTTTGTACGAACAGCACCTTTGTGACCGGTATCTAAGCTGTTAATACGCACAGACTCACGACCGGCCGGCGGAGATAGTGTATATGATAATGGTTCAGCCATTAATGCTCGTTTTCGCTTTTTGTCATCAGCATCAACATCCCATTTTTTCTGTAGTTCTTTCCAGTCGGCATCAAGTTGACGGGCTTTTTGTGCCTCTGCACTATTGCGAAACTTAATCTTGCCTTTACGTTTGCCGCCGGTACTAAGCCAGGGTCCTTCTAAATGCATGGTCATGATGTGTGGGTCATAGTTATTAAACAGTTTCTATTATAGCAAAATATGGAGTATTTGTCAAGTTTTTACTTCTTTAAAATGTTCCAAACCTTCTCTTTTTCAATGATCTCGGCTTCAAGTTCTTTATAGCGTTTACCCAATTCTTTTAACTCATCCCATTTATCTTCTAGTTCAGGATTTGGGTGAAGAATCGACAATCTTTCTTCAATCTTGTCTAACCTATCAATTAGCTTAACACCTTGAACAGTTAGTTCACCTGTGATATCAGCATCACCATTAACCTTAAGGGTAGAACCTTTAAGGCTGGGTTCAGTTAAAGTAATGGTTGAAGTACCATTCAAACCCCAATACAACCCATTGGAAGTATTATTAGGTACAGTTATAGTTACAGAATCTAATGAATCACCTATCATAGTGTTATTGTAATTTGGGTAACTCATTTGTTTGCTCGTTTTAAGATGTACTTGCCCTTTTCATCTATGGCAAATTCAATCTCATCACCCTCACGCCAACCCAATTCATCTAATAATTTCTGTGGTATGGGCAACATCAAATCACCCGTTTCCGGATCTTCTTGTGTAATTACTTCATAACGAACTAAGTCATTGTTAGATTTTTTCATATCAATACTTATCTAGTTAGATAGGGAGCATAAATCTTTTCTAATGATTCAATGGTGTGGTCAGTATTCTCATCTTCATGTTTAACAGCAATACCTCCTGCGTTACTCCAAAGATTCAAATACTTACCGTAATCATCTACTAAGACGTTTGGTTGACCATTACTCAATGCGTATTTGTGTTTATGTTGAGTAAAGATAGCATTTTGTGTAGCATTTGGATTGTGTTCATCTAACCAATCTTTTTTAGCTTCTACACTAGCAACAGCATATGGTCCACGTAATGGGGCACTTAGTACAGTGTATGGAATGTTATGTTGATTTAACCATTGTACAACTTTGTCCCCGCCTTGAAGTGGTTTTAGTTCTCTAAAAAACTTATATACTTCTTCAGGGCTACTTGAGGCTAATTCATTGATTGATGTTTCAGTATCAGGAATTTCTTTATAATTACCAACATTATGTTTTGCGGCCCAAGCACCGAAAAAGTCAGCTTGTACTCCATCCATATCTAAGTATAGATGTGGCATTTTTTTGTTAGTATCTTCCATTAATTCCTTAAGTTTCATTTAGTTATTATATCACAACTGGTATAACAAGCCAAATGCCTTGGGTTAATAACATTGTTCCAAATATACTTACCCCAATACTTCCCCAAAACATACGTTTATCTACAGCTAAAATACTAGCGGAAAGTAATACAATAGCTAACTGAAATGCCATTGCGGCAAATGTTAACCATGGTGTATGCTTTTTGGCTTCATCACGTTCAGCTTCAATCTGTAATGCTTTAGCCATTAACTCTTTCTTACCCTCACCTTTAGCCGGATCAGATTCGTATCTATCAATCTTAGATTGTAATATTTCTTTACGTTTTGGATCTGTAGTAGTGTCTAATTGACCTTCAGCGATACTTTGTTTGATACTTTTAGCTTGGTAAAAATTCCAAGTATCGTTTGCTTTAATAGTGTTACTTAATATCTTGCTACTAAATCCACTAGCCATATATGTTGTAACTGCTAATAGTAATGCAATGACAGTGATGACCCATCCTGCTCTATCTTTAATTTGTGCTTCACGTTCACTACGTGATAGTGGTTTTACTTCTGTCATTTTATTTTCCTTTTTTAATAATTATTGAAATGCACCAATTGGTATTGCAATAATACCTTTTGGCCCGTGACTCTTATGGTCATGTTTATGGTCATGTGCCTTACTTGGTGTCCCGTGAGGTTTATTGTGTGCTCTCATATCAGCCGACCCCAATGCTTGGTCATAGTTGACTTCACCTCTGAAACAACCAACAGCATATGGAAATTCACGGTTCAAGTGATAGTGATAGATATTCTGCATCTTGCCGTCCCACATTACTGGATGAGTATGTCCATGACATTCATCCAGTTGCTCATTAGTGACCATTTTGCCATCATCGCCTCTAGGGCCATAGATACCAAATCCATCTAGTGCATAACCAAACAGGGGTGAATGCCCTTCTGTTCCTTGATTAGGGAAACACTTCCATGAATAACCATGCAAGTGATATTGTTGAGCATAAGGATGACCCCAGCATTGGTCAATTG